TCCTGTTCCTGTAAAACTTTCATCTCCTGAAGAATTACCCTCTGGTAATAAAATAAAAGAGATAGAACTTCCAGCAGTTAATGTTTGTTGCGGAGAATCAGTTTCATCATAATGCATTTCTAAAGTTCCTGAAAATGATGTTCTTCCAGCTACAAATGATTTAGTTGCATCTGTTAAAGCTGTATCTTCTACAACATCTCCTGTAGTTTCTAATGTGAAACCTGTTAGTTCACCTATACCAGTTCCACCAGCAGTTACGACTCCTTCTTTTCCGTGATGTGTTGCCATTTGTTATCCTTTTCCTTTTTAGGTTTTGATTTGTTTTCTTCTTGCTTATAGCCAAGTTCTAAAAAATTATCAAGCTGTGTTTCATTGATAATTATTTCATGACCATCTTTGTATAATTTTATATCTTTTGCCATAATGCTTTTTACTATCTTTCTTCTTCTTCGTCAATATCTTCGTCATCTTCCCATTGATCATCTTCATCGTCAACAACATTATCGTCATCATATTCTCTATGCTTTTCTACTAATTCTCTAATATCTTGAACTAAAATATCTATTTTTTCTAATTTATTTTCAATTTTATCTAAAGTTTTATCTGCCATTGTTTATCCTATGGGGTTGCTGATTGATGTTCATACATTACTCTTACGGTTAGTAAAACTGCACCATAAGGAAATAATGTACCAGCATCAGTTTCAATAGAAATAACTTCTGTATCTAACGCTTTATTATTTCGAGTAATATCAGATTCTAATTCTGTTTCAATAGCACTTGCAACATTATTTCTTTCCGTGTCAATATTACTTTCATTTGTTTTAACATATGCAGTTATACCAAATTCTAATACATTAACTCTAGTTTTAGCACCACTACCTAATTCTGAATCTTCTTTTGTTTCTTCTATTGTTTGTACTAATACTGCTGGATATTGTTGTTGTGATAATTCATCTAATTCAAAAGGTTGTCTAGTTACCTTTTTAATAGCTGGACTTGATATACCAGATATTGTTGATACCAAATTACTTGCAATATCTTCTCTAATACTCATATTTTCATACTTTTAATTTGTTTATTTAAAAATCTTTCATAGTTTTTCTTTATTAATTTTTCAACCTTTTTATTAAAGCCAAAAAACTTTCTTACAGGCAATTTACCTTGTCCTGTTTGGTGCCTAAATGCTTTTGTTGCTTCTCTTTGACTTCTAAAATAAACTTCAGCTTTATTTGAAGATACCACTCTTGAAGCAATTGATTGCAACATTCTATTAGTATCCATTAAATCAACTTTGCTTTTTCCTTTTAATTCTTGGTAATATGGAGAATAACCTATAAATTTTCTATTATTCATATCCAAACCTCTTTTATGAGTTCTATCAACAATAATAGTTTTTAAATTTTCTCCAGCTTGGTCTAAACCCATTTTAATTATTTGAGGAAATTTATTTATAAATTTTATATATCTTGCTTGAACAATTTTAACATTTGATGTTATGTTAATGCTTAAAGCCATTATCTATTTAATCTTCTAAATCCGTGCAAAGGCTCTCTTTCATTTGAAACAATACTTCCATCAGCATCAGTATCATATTCAACACCATCTTCTAAAATAGATTGCCATTCCTTATTATATTCTGACATATAATATTCTGCCATTCTTTCAAATCTATCTTTGTCAGCTTCTGGTCTAAATTTTGATAATGCTGGGCAAAAGAATCTACCTAAAAATAAATAAACTCCTGCTCTTTCAAATTGATCTAAATTAACTTTTGTATTAACCATTTCAGCAGTATTTAAAACGGTTATATCTGTAAAAATATTTGTTTTATATACAGGCCACCATTCAATTCTTAATGCTCTTAAAATATCATTGGTAGTTTGTGCTAAAAAATTTGTTGTTTCTGTATCACTTGTAGCAATACCAAAGCTAAATGCATCAGGTTGGTATTTAGTAATATCAGAAGTTGTTATAACATCAGCACCTGTATAATTAGCCATTATCTAATACCCATTATCCAATTAATAAGTCTTTTAATTCTTTTTTTTAGTTTTTTTAACATTTTTTTTCTTCTTTGGTTTAAGTTCAACTATTTTATCATAAATGTTTTCTTTAATCACTTTTTTAATTTCTGTTTTTACATCATTAACAGGAGTAAAACCTCTCATTTTATAATGATTTAAATTAGCTTCGTATTGCTCTTTTGGTCTTGTAATTATCTTTTTTCCATTTGTTAATTTTATGTCCATAAATTCTCCATTATTTAATGTGAGGGCAGTTTCCCACCCTCACAAAGTATCCAATTATTATTGGATTGATGAATCAGCTAATAGTTCAATACCATAACTGTCATGTAATTCGCCAACACCATAAACTGCTGTTGCTACGATTTCGTCTGCTCTTAAAGATGCGTCCCTTTGAGTTTCAATTTTTAGGTCTTGCATCATTGCTAAACCTAATGCGTCTCTATGGAATACACCATTTTTGTAATCTCCAGTTGTTCCTGTGTTATCAAGATTTGAAGTTTCATAAATTGGAACACCAGCAATTCTACCAACGAAACCATTTCTTAATGCTTCATTTGCTAAATCATTTGCATTTGAATTTGCAAAAGTATTAGTTAAATTTGCTTTAAGATCATAAGCTATCATTGGGTGTAAAACTGCAGATACATCGCTAATTGGAACTGCACTGTTTCTTAAATTTGCAACTGATTCGAATAATTTAGCAACTGTTAATGCCGCGTCTGCCGCACCAACTGCTGTTGAAAATCCATCGAACAATGCTGTTAAGTCAGTGTCAATTTTTTTTGCAATTGCTTCTCCAAATAATTTACCAATATCCGCTGCAACATTTCTTGGTGCAGAATTTCTTGCTAAATCTGTAAGAGTAGTCATTATTCCATTTTCTGATGCTGTAATAGTTACAGAAGATGGGTTGATTGCAGTGTTAGATAAATCAGTTGCTTCATTTACCGCCGCCGCAGATACTGCCGCATAGATAGGAACTTCAACTGACTTTCCACCACCTGTTATAGCATAGTTTTTCACAAGTGGTCTCATAATAGACTGTTCACTTGCTACAAATAATGCTTCTGCAACGATCTCTGTATATAATTCCGAGAGCGTTGAACTTGTGCTTTCGTTTGCCATTTTAATTGTCCTTTATTATTTATTTGTTAAATTAATTTGAGTAGGTTTTAAATCACGAAGTTTTCTATATTCAGAATACTTCTGTCTATCCTCTGCCTTACTCATATCTAAATCACTGATGTTAAAAGGTTTTACAGCTTTTCCCTCGACACTACTCTGGCTTCCTGTTCCAGCATAAGACCCTTGACGGAAATGTGGGTTAGCATCTATAAACTCTTTAACATGATCTTCAACTGTTAAGAGTTCTCCTGCGGAATTATATCTAATATTTCCATTATTATCAAGTATTTCTACCCTATTATCATCTGTTAATCTTACTTGGTCTTTTAACAAAGCAACGACTTGACTTGGAGATATAGCTTTATTTCTTGAAGCAACAGATAATATTGTATTATCTATTCTTTCCTTTTTAATTTCATTTTTATATTTTGAAATTTCAGTTTCTTTTTCAGCTATTCTTTCTTGCATTAACTTTTCAAGATCAGCTTTTGTTTTGGCTTCTTCAATTTGCTTTTGTTTAAAAGCTTCTTCTTCTTGTTTTTTTTGTTCATCAAGTGCTTTTTGATGTTTTGCCTTTTCAGCTTCAAGCCTAGATTTAATTATATTATCTAATTGAGCTTGTGTGAAAGTCATTTCTTTAGCTTTTTCAACGTTTGTTTCAACATTTTCTGTTGTTTCTGTTTGTTGGTTTTGAGGCTCAACTGCCTTTGTTTCTTCGGACATTTATACTCCTATTCTATTTTTATGTTTCCGTTTCCATCATACCAATCTGGGTTGACGAAACTCCATTGATGACGACAGTTATAACCACCTCTGACAATAAAAGGGTCTCCAGCTTTTTTGCCTTTCCAATTTCTTTGCCATAGTTTTCTGACTTCATCTTTCGTAAATAATCCACCTTTTCTCTTATCATATTTTCCACTTCTGACAAGCCTACAATGAGGTCTTGTTGTTGGTATCACATTTCCAAGATAAACGGCATAGGTTAATCCAGCTTCTGTTGATTTTGCAAGGTTTAATTGAGCATCAAATTCTCTTAATGAATCATTTAATATTTGACCAGCATAACGCTTCATATTTTCCCCTGTCCTATCACTTGCAAATTTTGATTGTAATGTTTGTATATTTTTGTCTAATTTTTGTCTTAATTTACTTGCTTGTTCCTTATTTGTTCTTTTATCCATTTTTCTTAATTTAATTTCATCTGATTGAATATCATCAATTAAATCTTGTATTTTTGAATCATCTGCACTTGCATATATACCATTTATGGTTTGTCTTAATTCTTTTTCTAAATCAACAGGGTCAGCACCAACCAATGTATATTGATATATTTTTTCAGATAATCGCCTTGTCATTGTATTTGATACATCTTTAAATTGTGTAAATGATTGTCTTTTTAAATTTTGTATTAAACCTAAATCTGATTGAGTTAATTGTTGAAATTCAACAGGAATACGTCCTATTTTTTTAAATGCTTTTTCAATTCTTTTTGCTTGTTTATTAAAACCCTCTCTAACGACGGTATCTGACCATCTTAAATATTCTTTTTCTAATGTTTGTCTTATTAATGGTTGTACTGCTATTGCTGATTTAAGATTATATAATTTAAAATCATCATCTAATGGAAGTTCTTTTCCAGCTAATGCTACAATATCTCTTTCGATTTTATTTAATGTTCTAATTAAGGTTTCATAATATTCTGATTCAGCAATCTCTATGGCTCTTATTCTGTATATTGCAGTATCTTCTATTATATTTGACATTCATTAAATTTCTTCTTCTTCTACTTCTTGATCAGGTTGTTGTGCTTCATCTTGTGTAAATTGACCTAATTCTTTTTGTTGGTCTATTTCATCAAATATAACATTTAATTGTTCATCATCATCAACTACCGATCTAGCTATTTCTTTGTCAATTTCTTTTTGTAATGTTGGAGATTCAATATTAATTGCTTTTGCTTGTTGATAAAAGGCTAAATCTGAAGCATAATCTCTAATATTAAATGTATCAGGATAACTTATTTCTCCATCAAATTCTGTATTTTGAAATGTAGCATATAATTTAAATAATTGTTCTTCAGCTATTTGTAAATTATCTGCCTTTTCTGATAATCTTGCATTTAATAATTCAAATTCTGTTTGTAATGCTATTCCAGAATTAATTTGATTTCTTGTTGTTCTTATTGCCCCTGTATGTGCCAATCTATTTATAGCTTCAACTTTATGATTAATTGAATCCATTAATGAAGTTAAATTTTGTCCAGATGGTTGTAATAAATAAGGTTTTAAATTAGGCTCCATTTCATCAGGCATTTCTATAATAGCACCAGCACCAGCACTAGCATTTACACTTGGAGTTTTTACTAATGATGGGTGGTTTGTTAATCTAATTAATTGTTCAATTTCTGAAAATTCATTATAAATACTTTTTTGCAAATCTGCTATATCTTGGAGGTCTGACTGACCAATGCCTCGTTTATGTGACTTTGCATTGTATAAAATAACTGCTGGTATTTTGCCAATCAGATTATCGGCAGTATCTATTATACTAGGCTCTGTTCTATCATCTTTCATATATACGGTATCCACTCTGTCTAAATACCAAATTCGCATATATGTTCCACCATGCCTATCTACTTCTTCTCTAATTTTTAAATAATCCAAAGTATATTTACCATTTATTTCTCTTTTGAAATTCCAATCCAAAACATTTTCTGGTGTAACTATAGATAAGTACGGTCTTATATCTTGTTCAATTTCATCTGCTCTTGTATTTGTTGTTATTTTTGGTTTATCTAAAATCATAAAACAATGACCATATATTGAAGCATAATTTTGTGCTTGTTTAATTACATTGTTAAAACTGTTTCCATCTAAATCAGCATCTTTTAAGAATGATTCTAAACTAGGCTCCTCTGCCATTGACCCAAAATTTCTTGATGCTTTTACACGAAATAAAAATGATGAATAAATTTGTATAATATTTTTACAATGATTGTCGCAAGGTGTATTAGCTAATCTTTGATTAAATTCATTATCCAATTCTAAATTGTATCTATTTAAATATTGACCAACCATATAATCATATCCACCATTATATGATCTAATAAAATACTCCCACAAACTAACAGATTCTTTATAATCTTTATGTGTTTCTAATGCTTCGTCTCTTGCGTATGCCATATTATTTATGTGTCCATCTTATTGGTTTGTATGGTATATTTTGTGCTATTAAGGGTTTTACTATTTCTGTTAAATATCCAATTGAATCATTCATATGATCATAGCCTTCTTCCTTATCAGGAATATTTGTATTTTCTTTGTATATTTGTCTTTGTAAACCTTTTATCATAATTTTGCAAGATGGCGATATAAAAATATAGCGTTTGCCGTCAGCAGATTTTAATCTAGAATTTACTGCATTGATTCTATCTCTTATTGGACTATGTTTTAATTTACATTTCACATTAAAACCAGCATTTTGTAATATTGTTAAATCGGTTTTACCACCAGCAGAGGTTTTTCGTTGCCTACAAGCTGGGTCAGGATAAACAAATATTTTTTGTTTTGTTCCATATCTGTTTCTTATTTCCTCTACCATTTCATCTGTATTGCTTGAATAAATTACAATTTCATCAACAAAATGAATTATATCTTTTTCTAATTGAGCCACACAAGCACTCATTGGGTCAACATTGAAATCAAGACCAATGTGTAATGGTTTAGACCAATCAATTTTCTTTTCTTTTACATTATCAACAGCATGGAAATTATAATAAACAGCACCAGCATAATTTTCAAAGCTACCCTCAAATTCTTGTCTAAATGTTCTTATATCAATATCTTGTTTAGCTTGATCTATTTCTTCTTGTGGTACCATTCCACCTTGTAATGTTGTAAATTGAAAACTATCCCATTCCCTATCTCTTTTGCCCTTTTCATACATTCTATATGACCAATTACCAAAGCCTTTCGGGGAACCACACATTAAAACGTCTCCCATTGTATCTGCAATAGATGCCCTTAATACCTCTGTCCAAGCCTTTTCATCAATATCAGCGAATTCATCTAATATTAAAAAATCAATACCTACTCCACGCAAAGCATCATAATTTTCACAACCTTTTAAAGATATAATACTTCCTGTCCTTTTAATCCTTATTGATAAATTTGTTTCATTAATAGATTCAATCCAATTAAAATCAGCTAACATATTTTTCAATTTAGTCCACACAATCTCCCTAGCCATTTTAAATGTTGGTGCTACATACCAAATATTCTTTTTTACTTGTGTTGCATATTTCATCATTTCAGTAATACACAAATATGTTTTACCAAATCTTCTTCCTGATACTAATACTCTAAATCTTTTATCTGATGTACTTACTTGATACTGTGGCTTTGTGAGATTGATCTTCATAACAACCAAATTTTATATAGATATTATATTTATTAACATCATCTCTACCTAATTCAACAATCTTATCATGTGATTTTGTATAACCTGATACCATACAATCATAACCATCTTTGTATTTTTCTTTATATGTTATTGGTGGTATGCAGTTAGTTTTCCCATCTATGATTGAACATATAACCATCGTTAATAAAAATTCCATTTATTTTTTCTTTCTGTAGATTCTTCTTCGAGTTTGTACTCTCCAAGACCAATGAAATATCTTTCTGGCAACATTGCCTACTTTTTCTACAAACCAATCTATCATTTTTAATACTCATAATTACGGATATAACAACATATCCTGTGCTTCCTTTTTTAATTCTTGAATTTTTTGATCTTTAGCAGTTAATTCTATTTCTTTTAAATTTATAATAGCTTTCAATGTATCTATTTCTTTTTGTAATATTTTAATTTTAACTTCCAAATCATTATCGCCTTTATGCTTGGTTTCATTTTCAAATGTTTTATCTTCAGCTAATACTTTTATGACATCTACTTTATTCATTCTAATATAAGTTTTTTAATTGATTTACTGCCATCAATATTTAATTCTAATTCTGCCATTCCTTTATAACATTTATAAGATACAGATTCACTATACTGTCTTTCAGCTTGTCTTTTACCACGCAAACATTGAGCCATACCATCAACTTGCAATCTTGCTTCTTTAATTTCTCCATTAACAAACATCAATAATGCTACAACTAACTCGGTCAATGTGAACTCCCATTTGTATATTTTATTTCTCTATTTGCATCTTTTAATTTTTCTACATCATCTAAAAGCTTTTCTACTTGCTTTTGTAGAAATTCAATATTAACTTTATTATGCATACCTGATTCTTGTTGTACTTGTAATTTCTCAACTTGTTTATATAAATCCTCGATTAACATAAATTGCTCTGAATCTGCTGGCAAACTACCTAATTGTCCCCTTGGCCATTTAATTCTAAAATCTGTATTTTCAGTTAAATCTTTTTCCATTAATTCTAATCTTGTTGATATTTTATTTTGTGTTTCTATAACTCCAAAATAAGCCCAAGTGCCAATAGCTACCATACCTATCAATGAGGCTACGGTTTTCATAGGCATTGAAACTTTAGCTTCTTCAGAAATGCTTAATGGTTTATTGCTCATATTTTAAAACCCTTTCTCCATGACTTAATAGCCCAAAAAACAGGTTTCAAACTTTTTTGCCCTGTTACCTTTTTTAATATAGCACCATGCCTAGCTAAAAATGACCTTTGTCTTGCTGGATTATTTTTTTTAATTGACATATTTGGGTCGCCAAAACGAACTTTTTTAATATTGCCTGTTGATCTATTTTTTACATAAACAGCAAATTTCTTCCTTTGCCCTGGTGTTCTGAAAGGTTTATTTAATTTAACTGTTCTGCCTCTGTATTTTGCCATGCATTGTAATTACCATATATTATCTACAAATACACCCATAAAAATAACCACTACCATCTTTCATCATATGCTTGTTATGTGGGTAATCTAAATATTCAGTAAATTCTATTCTGATTATATCGCATAAGCTAAAACAATCTACCTCTGCTAAAATACTTATATGTTCCAACATTGATTTAGTAACTTCAACCAATTTGAATACACCATCATCTTGGATTATTAATTCCATTACCTTTTAAAATGTCTTTGTCTCCATTTATTGCATACATAGGTATCTCTAACACCTCGTGTTCTGTAAATACCGCAAAACATATTTTTTTGTGAAAACATACCACAATTTCCACATGAGCCTCTTCCTGATGATTGTCTATAATCTTGTGGCATTTGATATGGTATAAATTCTCCATTTGGATAAAACATTGATCTTTTATTCATTTGCCTTGACCTCTGTATTTGCTTTTACCTCTTAATCTACGCTTATTTTTATTCATTGTGCTTGTTATAGGCTTTCTTCCAATACTTGTACCTTTTATGGTTTTTGTATATTCAACAGTTTGTCCAAACAAATTACCTTTTTTTTTTGCCATCTTTTATTTCTTCTGACTTTGCATCAATTATTAATGGCAAAGGCTCATTAAAATTAGTTTGTTCAATTTTATCTCTTTGATCTAAATGTTGCTTTCCTAACCATATTTGCATGGCTACATTACCACCTAATGCTTTCTCAAATTGAGCACGTCTTAAACTAATTCTGCCCATCTCACGCCCCTTTTTTATAAGGTGGACATAATTCCTTTGTAAAGTCTTTGTTGATACATCACAAAATTGTGCAATTTCCTCATAAGTGCAATGTAATTGTGCTAATTTCTTTATTGCTTCGCTATCTACTTTTTTAAGTGGTCGTGCCATTATGTCCTTTTTGTGTTAATTAATATATAAAAAGGTGGCTGTCAATCTTCGGTTACTTGCTGATTTTTTAAAATGTTTCGTTAAATTAGAATTATCGCCTTGTATATGTGATAATTTTCTTTTTATTACCCAATTTTTACTTCTATTTCTAGAATAAATCATTGAGGGTTGCGACGTTACAGAATAATATCTATAACCTAATTTAGTAAAATATTTACCACAAAATTCACTTATTTTGTTTCCTAATCCAATGCCTTGATAATCTGGCAAGGTGACTATTCTATGTTCTCTTTTAGCTTTTTTTATGTGTGGGTGTGGAAATTGTAAAACTGCCCCAAATGCAACAGGCTTATTCCATATATATCCTAGAAAACATTTTGATGCACGGTGTATATTAGTGTTTAAATAATGATAGTTTCTAAACATTCCCCATGAGTCAACGCTTGTTGGATATATTTTGAAGTCAATTTGTGGTCGCTTGGCTGACCCCCTAGTTAATTTGTTTGTATTTACATCAAATATCCAATCAGGTTGCAACCAATCAATAATGTCATAATGGCATGATACTGCTACAAATTGTTTATTTGTTTTCCTAATAAATTTTTGAACACAATGACTGCCAATTTTAGCCACATCTCTATCAACAACTGAAGTAAATTCATCAAAACATACCATATCTGTATTTTGTAATAATGCTCTAACAATATCTACCCTAAATTGTTGTCCTGTAGATAATGCTGAATAAGGCAATAACCATAATGGTGGACTAGCAAAACCTACATTAGCTAAACATTTGGAAATTTCTTTTATGGATATATCTTTTGGAAATTCATTTATAAATGCTGAATTATTATCCCATTTAAAAGACCTTATATAATTATCTTTAAATAATTGTTTAGCTAGGCTTGTTTTACCACTTCCAGATGTTCCTACAATTAAACCAACTTGCCAATCAAAATTTAAATCAATATTAAAATCAAATTCTTTTTTTAATTTTTTTTCAGGTACCAAATCATATATGCCACATATCTGTTCTGTTCTAAATGTTGGCTTATATTCTGTTTCTTTTAGAAATTTAACACTCGACAAGTTAATCCTCTTTCAGATAATTCATTATATAATTCTTGTTGTTTTTCTTCAGATTCACATTCAATAATAACTTCACATTTATTTGGTATAGTTATTTCTGAACTATCTTCCAATGCTTCCTTATCGGATAAATATTTATCTAATTCTAATTTATCAAATCCTGTTAAATCTAAATCAAAACTTTCGTCTTTTAATATATTTAATTCAGATATTAATAAATCCTCATTCCATTTAGTTTCTTGTCCTGACCGATTATCCATTATTCTATATGCTATTGCTTTGTTCTTTTCAAAATCCTTTTTTATAACAAATGCAGTTTTTTTATGTAATTCTTTTAATGCTTTCCATCTTGTATGACCAACAACAATATAATTATCTTGGTCAATTACTATTGGTTGATTGTTTCCAAATTCAGAAATACTATTACGGACTTTTTTAACTGCATCAGCAGATATTTCTCTTGGATTATTTTTATATGGTTTTATTAGATTAATATCTATTTCTTCAATCTTCATACAGGTATTTTTTCCATTTTAACTATTACACCTTTTGGAAAAACATTTCTATCACTAAATAATTCATCATTTTCTTCATATGTACCAAATGTTCTTACACATTTTTTATCTTTTTGGAATAAATAAGCATGAGTAACCATCACACTAGGTTTCATTCCTATAAAATCAAAAGCGGTACAATGTCCTGCATCGCCTAAAATATCTAACCATGT